GGTAATGCCAAAGTCCAGCCAACCTTTAGCTAGGTGATCACCCTTCTTCGCTGCCTTCTTTAGTTTGGTACGGACACGTTCAGCTACCGCTTCATAAAGATCAGCGGGAGAGTCGGTGAGACTTACGTTTGTCGCAGCCCCACCGACTTCGTCCCGTGACAGTAACGACAGGATTTGAATGCCATTGTTGCTGGCATCCATTGCACATGGAAGGCGAGTCTTAAACCCACGACCACCATTTGCCAGCATGTCTCCCCACTCGAAACAAAAGGCAAGGAAGCACCACGGTTTGTCGGCTTCCTGCCACCAATCATTTGTCTGAGGGTCGGAGTAAACAGCATGTATGTCCTGTCTTCTTTCATTAACCCAAGAAACTCTGTCGTCTAAAGTTAGTTTGTCCTTGCCAAAGCAGTTGGCTCCGTGGATAGCCAGCCACCTACTATCCCACTTGGTATCCCAAATGGTTTCACTTTCTGCAAACAACAGCAGACTCTTGGCTAAATCTGTGCCTTGCGGTGACAGGTAGTAAGGAACAGGATAAACCCGTCCACGGAAATCACATTGGTAAGGGAAATAGAACTGCGTGCCAGCAAACTTCTCCGCTAAGTGTATTGTTTTGATCGTTTGAAGTCGCTGGCTACGCAGTGAAAGGTTTAGTTCGTAGAGGTGTCCGACTTTACGACTCCATTCTTTCTTGATGGCTTCGTCTTTTTCGGCAGCTTCCCCCGGCCACGGTGGTGTTTCATAGTCGGTACGTCTGGGCATATCACCGATAACACGGTCATTCTCCCATGCCCACTTCATCACCTTCAACACCTTGTCGTTCACCGTCCAAGGAGTGTGTTGCATATGGTTAACAGCCTGAACTGTGGCTGGCATGTTATCGAAGTTCACAGACCGTAGATGATCCATGTCGTAGGACTTTATAAATGTAAGGGGAGGTATGTCGGAGGTGTCACCGTAGCCACCACTCCACATGGATGTCCAATCGGTTGGCTTCTCAACCATAGGTAACCACAATGGAGACAACATCTCCTTGTCATCGTTGAACGCACGTATCCATTCGAATAGTTCTTCCGTAGCGGACACGTACCGATACGTCTGACGACCCTTCTGTGTCTTGGTAAATTGAATGAAGTGGGTGGACTTACGTATCAGTTCGATCATCCACGTACCAAGCATAATCTTGTTACGCTTTGGCCATGTTTCAAACTTCTCAATGTTACCCTTCTTGGCTTCACCAATTTCATGGCGAAGGAAGGCATTACGTATGCGGTTGTAGCTACGCTTCCTTGCTTTCTCTACGTCCCGTGATGCATACACGAACAGGTCAGGGTGAGTATCCTTCAACCATTTGTACCGACACTCGTCTTCAAGCGCAGACGACACGGTGATGGCTGCTTTGACCAACGTCTTTGTCAACGTAATGCTATCAAGGATTGTCTTGAGTGACAGGAAGGCTACCACCTTTACGTCCAACTCCCACAGTGGTGGCATCCAGATGGGTATCGCTTGGCGGTTCTTCTTGTGGTACGTAAAGGTCTTGCGTACCTCACGAACAAGGTCAGGTAGTGCTGCCCTGATTAGTCGTTGCCCATAGGCAGCGTCTGTTTCGGAGCCACGCTCCTGAGCAGATTGGTTCTTGCCACGATAACGAGCTACCCCACCCGTCACCATTTCACGGTTTAATTCCTCCTGTTTCATGTCGTTAAATTAAACTCAAGTTGTGGTTCCGTTTCCCACGCTTCCGCAGATTGTGTTCCTTCCACACGCCACGCTATTAAAGCAGCCCTTTGTCCTTTTGATTTTGGAAAGTAACTCTTCTCAAACATGCTATTGTATTCAGCATTAGTAGAGTCAGCAGATGAAAGAGGTAATTTGCTAAACACTTTTGGGTTTAACATACGAAGACCATGGAGCTTGGCTTTAGGTCTACCCACTTTGTCGCATATTATTGACATGGCTTCTTTCATTCGGTTCCACCAAACCGTAGAACCTACCTTGTCAAAATCACCACTACTTCCTAACGCTATTCTATGGAACTGATTAACAAGACGTTCCAGTCGTTCAAAACTTTCGTGTAAATGCCATACGGGAACACCCACACCTCGTCCTAATGATTTATAGGGCCAGCGTTCTATATATTCGTCGTTTTCTTCTTCAGTCCCGTCAATTACATCCGGTATAACAGCCCAGTCAAAAGCAGGATGCCGATGCCAACGCTTAACAAACTGTACAAATCCATCATAAGCCATCTCCTTACCGCTCTTCCATGCACTAAACGCACCGTTGTCTAGTGAGAATGAACTACAAACCTTGCTGACCAAGTCGAGGATTGAAGGTGCTGCATAACTAATAAATACATGTCGTCCTTCAGCCAGTTGAACTGCATTCAAAACACCTGTCCCTGCCATGCCGTGGTAGTGAATCATGTCGGTTCACCTCCAGTTGGTACTAGAGTTGCTTTAGGAAGTGGGCCACAATCAAGTAGGTCTACAGCTGTATGTAAATCAGGGACGACATGATCAGCATGGTAATGCAGCCACGGTGACCCGTGCTTGCTGACTGCTACTATGAATTTACGTTGCTCCCATGCAAATAACACTTCCATAGCAGTGCCAAAGGAAGGTTCAACACAATAAGCCAGCACTGTGTCGCATGACATGATCCAACCCTTGTCAGTAGTAACAATCTTATCGCTATGTTCTGTTTCTATTCCCCGATAATCACGCATGAACGGATTAACTGATAGAATGTTTTTAGCGTTTAACTTTTCACGGGCTTCGTTACGCCACGCAAAGCATTCATCATCTGACTTGCCAAATATTGGCCCAGCTAAATAAACTAGTTTCGTTTTCATTGGTTGTCGTTTTCTGGCACAACGATGGCACGGGATGCCACCGTCAGTCCATCGAAGAAAAGATGCGATGGATTAAATGTCAAGCAAGTAATTGAATTGGAACAGGTATTTAAGGGAGTCGGCGTGACACAGAAAGGGGTTATTACCCTTTTAAGTCCCTTGCGTTTACCAATTTCGCCACGCCCGCACTGGGTAATAACGAATAAATACAATGACTTAAAGAATATGTCCATAGTAGTCTGTGTCACGCCGTCTGGCATTATACTGCCAATTCTGGCACGGTTTTGGCACGGTTTTGTAGAGCATCCTTTGCTTGTACAAGTTGCTGTGGCGCGAGGTGCGCGTATCGCAACGTGGTCGCTATGGATGTATGCCCCAACCACTCCTTCACAACAGGTAACTGCACACCCTGTTGCACCAATCGTGACGCACACGTATGCCTTAACATGTGTGGCACAAACTGGTCGTCCAATGCCAGACCCATCAATGCCTTGGCAGTATCCCAGAAGTGGCGAAGCTGTGCCTGAGTGAACGTCCACATTGGATCGTTACCTCTCCTTCGATCAAACGCTTGGATGGCACGATCAGTCAGAGGTATGCTTCTTGAGCTACCATTCTTGGTATCCCACAGTCTAACGATGTCTGGTTCAACATCAGGCCACGTAAGTTTTAACAACTCACCTGTCCGCATCCCTGTGTCGATGAGGATGATTACAAAGTCACGTACCTCGTGCCGTTCCAGTTGAGTGAACGCATTTAGTAACGCTTCTTCTTCACCTTCCTGTAGCCAACGTAGTCTGCCTTGTGGTTCACGCTTACGTTCGATGGATGGCAACCTGTCTATGTAACCACGGCGATAGCTATGACGTAGTATCTTGGACAAGGAAGCAAGCTTCCGGTTGATGGTTCCGTTGCTCTTGCCATCGCGTTCCAGTTCATAAACCAACTGGTCGATCATGCCTTCGTCAACGTCACGTATGGGAGTGTTGCCGCCCATTCTGGTGAACACGTCCGTTGCGTTACGCCATAGTGTTATCTCACTCTTGGCTCCTTTCCAATGACGTTCGTGTGTCTCATCAGCACATTGACGTAGGCTCACTACTGTCTTGGCTACTTCATGGATGTGCCTGTCGAGGGGCAAGCCACGTTGGTCACGGTCTGCTACTGTTTGCATCCAACGATCTGCTTCCGCCCACGTATCGAACGCAGGTCGCAAT